GAAAAAGCCGAAATATTGCACAGCGCCGGAATAGATGTAACAGTTAGCCGGATATGTGAAGGATTACCGGATAACTGGGACGTGGCGGACGTTCTTCTTCGGGAACGGCATACACAGAAAGGTATGAATATTGGTGAAATAATGGCTTATGCCAAAGAGATAGGAGTTTCCCGGCAAATAACATATAACGTTTGAGTATGGAAATAGAAATAATATACGGGCAAGTGATAGCGAAAGCAAATAACTATCAAGCCGTACCGGGCAAAGACGGTCAGAAACGGATCATCAAAAACGACCGGATCAGGGAGTATGAGAAATCCTTCTGCCTACAATGCAAGAAGTATCGAGGAAAACGCATTTCCGGTCGTTTCAAGCTATTTATTCGTGTTTGGCATGGGAATATTCGCTTCGACTTGGATAATGCTCTAAAAACGATTCTTGACTGCTTGCAAATGGTTGAGGCAATTACAAACGACAGCCTTTGTTTTGAGATTCATGCGGAGAAGCGGATAGACCGCCGGAATCCGAGAGTAGAGTTTGGTCTGGAAGAGATAAACGAGCAAAAAAATATATTCAGCCCAAATAAAGCGATTTAAGCCGTTTTCTTTTGTGAGATAATAAGATGTTCATCTTTGCGGAGAAAGTAGTTAATACAAAAACATTATTTGAATATGGAAAGATTAAAGAACATAAAACGTCCACTATTAAAGGACAAATTTAAAAAGTACGGTGATTCTTTCGAATTGGTATCTAAAAATGAAAGCAACCGAATGTACTGTTACCGAAGAACCACCCCGGAAGGGATTGTATATTTTGAGGTATTCCGGTCAAATCTGGAGAAGGACGACAACGGGAATGTTTATGAATCCTATCCCAGTACATCGCAATTTGGCGACACAGCTTGGTGTATCAGGGATGGCGAGAACGCCCAGAGGAAAATACAAAAGTACATGCAACAGGAATATAAATAAAAAAGGGTTTGCGAATTAGGCATTTTCTTTTCTTGAATGAATAATCTATCATCTGAAACGAGAAAATCGCTTAGACGTAAACAGGATACTAAATAAAGGCAATTAAGAGAGCATTGCTCAACTAAATAAATTATTAATCAATTTAATTTTTAAAATCATGAAACAAGAAACATTTTTCGGAGTAAGAAAAGACAGTGAAAAACATCTTTATGTGAGAAGAGGTGATAACAACGAGGTCCTTATCACTAAAACAGTAAACGGGGAATCCATAACGGAAGAGAACACCGTACATCTAAATGCGGAAGAAGCCCGTAAACTAGGGATTCAGTTGCTAAAATTAGGTAGTGAAGAACTGCCAAAATCCGGGATAGACCTTAAAGCGGAATCTTTCGTGGACAAGATTACGGTATACAGAGGAATAAACCCGGACGAAACACCAGCCAATCTCGCAGTTATCACTATTGATGAAAGCGATGAGGCCAGACAAGCAAGGGAAGATAGCGGAGAGGAACCCGGCTTTTCCATTGAAGGGGAAGAACTGGAAAAACTCATTTCCGCACTGGCAAAGATTGTATAACCCAATACCGGGTAGGTCTGCTTCGGACGATCTACCCGGCATAAATAAAAATATGATTATGATAAGAGACGAATTATACATCAATAATACAAAGGTTGATCTAGGTAAAACGGATATTACTTTGAGTTATAAAAGTAATTTGCTAACCGATATTAGTAAGATCGTAAGTAATAGCAGCTATACTATCAAGCTACCGAAAACAGCGAGAAATCTTGCTTTGATTGAGTGTTCTCACATGCCGAGCTCAACGAGCCGTTATCCTTATCTAAAACATAAAGGTACATTATTGCGAAATGGTATTGAGATAATCAAAGATGCAATTGTAGTATTACTTGAAACCGGAGAATTTATAGAGATAGCTTTAACTTGGGGTAATGTCACTAACTTCGCTGGTGTGGTAAACGATGGTAAGAAGCTAACGGATTTGGAATATGGAACAGAAGAGGGAGTAGATTGGGTAGTGTGGAATAATAAAGGAAGCAATTCTGTACAGTTTCCTCTTATTGATTACGGATTCAATTCCGGTGATCCGAACGTGTGGTATCATCCTGTAGTTACTGTGAAATGGATTTTAGACAAGATTCAGGAGCAAAGCGGAGTGACGTTTAATTTTCCTTCTGAAAAACTTACTGTTATAAACAGAATGATTATTCCTCTTTTGACAAGGAATGATTCACAAAAATTGTATGACAAATATAGAATCAATTTTACAGGAGATGGAGTATCCAGGGAACAATTAACAGGAGGAAGTACCCAATTATCCGGAAATATAGGTCTTAATATCAAATTCAATGGAGATAGTACTCAACTTAAGTACGGAAATATAAGGGAATTTACATATCAATCTTCTGTATCACCTTTTAGAACATTAACAACTAGAGGTTTTTCATCTTCCCATGATTCAGTAAATACTAAAGTAAAGGGGATTGTTCTTACAACATTTACAATGGCGTACAATCCAAGTAATATCGATAAAGTATATTTGGAAATACGGGTTAATGAATCTCTCGTGCATTCTATAAAGCCGACATCATTTCAGGAAATTGGCAATAAGCAATATAATGCAGGATTTAACATTGATGCAACAGTATCACTAAAACAAGAAGATACATTATTCTTTGTGTTAAACACGAATGATACAACTACTACGGCATCTCAATATACCGATTTGAATCTTACATTATCAGCTAGAGGTGAAGTTCTTTTTGGAGAGAAACTTCCCTTAGTTCCCAATCTTCCTGATGTTAAACAAATAGACTTTATCAAGGCCATTGCCTCAATGGTTGGTCTGTTTGCCTTACCGGATGGCGTAAATGGAATCAAGTTTATTCCCTTCGATAATCTGTCTGCAAACAAATCTAAAGCTGTAGATTGGACTAACCGTGTTATTATGGCTTATAGGAGTGTAACACCACGAAGCCTTAAATATACTCTTGACAATATAGCTCAAAATAACAGATTCCGGTATAAAGAAGATGATAAGGTAAAAGGGGATTACGATGGAAATATACAGGTCAATGATGCCACGATAGATTACGAACGTGATGCTATTAAACTGCCTTTCTCCGCTTGCGATACAAAGAATGGAGTAGCTTATATCCCTATGTATTCCTACAACGAAAACGGGGAGTTACAATACAATAAAACAAATCCCCGAATATTGCTTCTTGACGGTACAAAAGGAGTATTCAAAGGGCTAGAATGGACTACCTTAATTGCAAATAACTACCAGACGTACAAAGGACTAATCAATGATGCAAAGGTAGTGACCGAGTATATCCGTCTCAACAGTATCGAGTTACGAGATTTAGAGATGGATGTACCGGTTTATCTAGCACAATATGGCTGTTATTTGGCTATCATAGAGATAAAGACTAATGAGAATGATATATGCGAGTGCAAACTTTTAAAATTATAATGACATGGAAGAAAATGTAGAAGAAAAGATTCGGAGCATTACCGAACAGGCCAATCAAACTAGAAAAATGCTTTTAGAAGAGTATTTGGGACATTCCATCTCTATGGAGGAGGCTATAAATATGGAAATACCGGACGAAGCTCTGGATCATCTAGGAGATTTGTAATTTAATGACTAAATATAAAAGACTATTGAAGATATGGCAAAATTTAATGAACAGATAATTCAAAAGTGTGTTGACTGGGTATGTGAGAACGGGCTTATAGATTATGGTGGTACAAAGCTTATTGATTTTTGTAATGTAATGGGAATCGGAAAGAGTACCTATTACCGATGGATGGAAAATGAAACTTTCGGAACTGCTATAAAAAAAGCGAAAGAAGATTTCAAAAACGGGTTAGAACGCAATGTTGTTTCTTCCCTTGCAAGGTCTGCCATTGGGTATGAATACGAACAGGTTTCTTCCGAATACTATATGGAAGGCAAGAAAAAGAAGTTGAAAAAGGAAGTAAGAAAAAATGTCCGTGTTGAGCCTAATGTGGGAGCTGGTATATTCCTTCTTACAAACCTTGCTCCTGATAGATGGAAGAACAAACAGAACACCGAGCATTCAGGAGAAGTTTCTACAGGATTGACCGTTGTAGTCAAGAACCAGGAAGAAGCGGATTTAATCAAACAATTAAAAGAACATTAGTTATGTCTGCACCTAAAGGAAACCAATTTTGGAAGTTGAGAAATAAGCATGGGAGAAGCAAGCGTTTTGCTTCTCCTGAACAGTTGTGGGAAGCAGCCTGTGAGTATTTTGCCTATTGTGACAGGACTCCATGGAAAGTAATCAAGAATAAAACGAAAGGAGAAATAAAGGAAAAAGAAGAAAACCCTACACAACGTCCTTACTCTCTGACCGGGTTAATGGCTTATTTAGATGTTAGTAAGTCCTTTTGGAACGATTTTAAAAAAGGTAGTCATGAAGATTTTTCCGTAGTCATTACACGCATAGAGAATGTCATCAGGACACAACAATTAGAAGGTGCTATTGTTGGTGCGTTTAATCCCAATATAGTTTCCCGAATTATAGGTCTTTCTGATAAACAAAAGGTAACTCATACCATCAACAGTAAAGAGTTTAAAGGCTTTGATTTCTTATCTTATACCCCAAAAGCAGATGAAAGTATATGAAGTGTTAGCATCAAGCCGCTTCCTGCTTGCTACAATGAACAGAAACGGAGTGAGCGCAGATGATATTATGTATCTTGATATGTTCTATGAGTATAGAGATATGCTTGCAGAAGGACGAAAAGAAACCGAAATCAGGACTTTTCTTTCAAACAAGCATAAGCTATCAGCCTCAACAATAAAAAGGGTTATGAAACATCTGAATGATGAATATAGATTATAATTTTCAGTGACTAAGTATAAACAAAAGCCCCGAACCAATCAAGGAACGGGGTATGTTTAATATATATTTACAATTATTTTGTCGGGAATCAAAGCTGATTTTCCCGTTGCAAAACAAGTTCTTTCACTTCTGGATATAAATCCAATAATTTTTTATCCATTTTATCTATGAACTCATATACTTCTAGAAAATAAATCAAAGCATTTTTCTTTGCAAATTGCTCTTGAGCCAATAAATATAAAAATGGAACTTTGGAGACATCTACAATTTCTTCTTTTATTTTTGTTGGTTCATTCAAGCTACCAGAGTATATAACAGTAGAAGATTCTTTAAATAGTTTTGAATAAGAAGCATG